AAGATGATGGCGGATCACCTGTACCTGCAATAAGATGAGAACACAAAACAAAGAGAACTATTATTATTTCTTTTGGGTTATAGCAATGGTTGCTTTCATAGCACCACAAGTAATGACTGCTATAGCCTATCATAGACTTGCTGAAATTCTTAGTAAACCTATACAGGTTGAGTTAGTATCGCCCTTAAAGTTTAGGTTATAGAACAATGATTTTTCTAATCAGTTTAATGTCCTTTGCAAACTTTGTATTCTATCCTTTAGTGATAGGATGTATTATTGCATTTATTATTGAGTCTATCTTCAGAGCACAAGACAAAGCACCTCAAGTGCTTAGATCTATGGCAGTCCGAAAGTATTTCTGGAGACAAGCATGGATATTCAATATCATATGGTTCGTTGGTTACTTCATACTATTAATTGTTAACAGACCAGGGGCACAGCAGATGCCTGATATGATATGGCAGGGTTAGAAACAACATTAATAACAATTCCTCAAGGGTGGCATCCCCTTCTAGAGCTTGCTCTTATAATTACTATTGGAGTAACGTTCGGATGAGTCGTGTACCGTTTAGAGCAATGTATCAAGGAGGAGTGGATCCCCTTGCAAAAATACAGGAACCTTAGTAGAATGAAAGCTGACTTTCTCATGAGCATCAGTAAGATGATGAAGAGAGAGGAAATATTATTGAGAATGGTTGATGAAACTAATCAGATTCACTAGTGGTGAGACTTATACTCCTTTCGCAGCTGCGTGGGAGTATTTCTTTTGTGAAGATGATCTTAAGATACCCCTAGAAGAATTAAAGAAAGAGATATTAGATAAAGAGAAGGGTATAATAGATCAGTATGAGTTTGAGGATGACTGGGGTACCAAACTAGGTGCCAAGAGTCTTACTGCTAGATCAAATAAATATAATCTACTCAACTTTGATAGTGCTTTACCATTAAAGATTGCTATCAAGAAGACACATGATAAATTTATCACAGAGTTGGGTGCACCTGAGATACCTCCAATATATGTCCAGTGTTGGGCTAATGTTATGAGAGAGGGTGATCAGATAGCAGTCCACTCACATGGTAAGGATCCATATGGATACCTGAGTGGTCATGTGTGTGTCCAAGTTACTGATACTAATACAAACTATTATAATCCTTATGGTGGAGACCCTTGGTCATCATCTAACAGTGCAGGTAAGATCACACTCTTCCCTAGTTGGGTTAGTCATGGCACTGATAAGGTAGTGGACAATAAAGAAAGGGTCACAATAGCATTTGACATACTAACTGAAGATGGTTACAATAAGATTGTAAAAGATGACATGAAGGAGCACTGGGTTAAGGTATGAATGAAGACTATCGAATGGAGCAGAGACTAAACGAGAGGAAGATCTGTTTAGGATGCTTCGCTTCAAAACATATACCTATAACATCAGAGGTCTACCAATTTTCACACGACTTTGTAGAGAGTGGTCAACTTGATAAGTATATACCTACCAGAGAAGACCCATTACAAGACGAAGTTAATAAGTATGGTGGAGATTATTTCCAGATGGCATGCCAAGCAATACTAGAAGGGTGGGAGGAGCATAAGAAACGCTTCCCCAATAGAGTATGAAAGTTATAGTACCTAAAAACTATGGTTGGATAGAGCATAAACTATCTGAGCAGGAGTTTGATCATGTTAAGAGTTGTATTGATATACCATCAGAGTCTAGGATATCTCTTGCAGGTAATATAAAGGAGAGTATTCTTCTACAAGATAAGGACAATTGGTTCTTTAATAATACTATTGTCCCATTAATTCAGACTTATACCCAAGAGTTTGGTAACCTAGGTAATAATATACCTCTTAACCAACACCATCCATATCGTATGAGTGATTGGTGGGTTAACTATCAGAAGCAACACGAGTTTAATCCATTACATTTTCACACTGGCATCTTTAGTTTTGTGATATGGATTAAGATACCTATTGATTGGGAAGAGCAGAATAAAGATAACCCAAGCAACATGCCATCTAAATCATCCTTTAAGTTTGTTTATACAGATAACCTAGGAGAAATTAGATACTATGACTACAACCTAGATGCTAAGGCAGAGGGTGTGATGTTATTCTTCCCAAGTAAACTAAATCATATAGTATATCCTTTCTACAACTGTGAGGAGGAGAGAGTAAGTGTCTCAGGTAACATCGGAGTTGATACCACTATTAAATTATGATCACAGATTTATTCCCAACTAAAATATATGAGTCCAAGATCTCAAACTATGACATCATACAGGATGAGTTTGAGACTATAGAGAAGGGTATCAAGTGGCAAAACCTATGGGATACTCATTGGATATCTGACCCAAATTTTGAAGAGAATATATTACCTTATCATTTTTCACGAGAGTTAAGGACTCATCTATACAATTACACAGGGAGTGATGGTTGGAGTCAACAAGCATCTTGGATGGCATGTCTGGAACCAGGACACTATGCTCATGCACATCATCATGGACATGCAGATCTAAGTGGTGTATACTATTACAAGACTACAGGAGATGATGGAGATCTATTCTTCCAGACACCTAACCTAGCATCAACTACTAGTGTATGGTCTAACCAACCACATACTATCTCAATGAAACCAGAGCAAGGTAAGATAATATTATTTCCAGGTTACTTAATGCATGGCATACGTACCAATACAACACCACATACACGACTGAGTGTATCATTTAATATGAGGTTTGATAGATGAAGATTGTTATTGTAGGTGGAGGTACTGCTGCATGGATGGCAGCAGCAGCACTCGCTAAGACATTCCCAGAGTATGATATCACCTTGGTAAAGGGTGGTGATCCTATTGGGGTGGGTGAATCTACAACACCACACATCAATCAATACCTAAAGTATATGGGTATAGATGACAAGACATTCCTTACAGCAGCGAGAGCAACATACAAATCTACTAGTAGGTTTGAAAACTTTACTGAGTTAGGTCATGTCTTCCACTATCCTAATGGTCAAGCACCTGCTTTGAATCTAACTGATGCTACATTCCATGACTGGATGTGTGCAAAGGCATTCGGTCAGGATCCACCTCCATTTGCTGATGTCTTCATGCCATTCGTAACGGTGGCAGAAGAGAAGAAGATGCCATTAAATAACTCGTTGCTTATTCCATATGATTTATCTAAAGACAGATCGTTTCACATCGACGGAAGTAAATTCTCTGCCTATCTACAAGAAACTTTTTGTAGTAATGTTAGAGTGGTCGATAGTCAGGTTAAGTCAGTTGGTTATGACGGACAAAGAATATCAGGTGTCTTTCTGGAGAGAGGGCCGTACGATCTCAGGGCACCGTCAATTGATGCAGATCTCTATCTCGACTGTACTGGGCAAGCATCTACACTAGGTGGTGCTATGACTAGTTGGATGCCATTTGAATCTATTCCAACAGACACTGCTATCGTAAGGAAGAGAGATTATATTGATAAAGATAAGGAGATGGTACCATACACCAACGCAAGGGGTATGAGTAGTGGATGGCAGTGGACTATCCCAACGTGGGAATATATTTCAGAGGGATATGTATTCTCTAGTAAGTTTCAGACTGAAGAGGAAGCAAAGAAAGAGTTTGGTGAAGGTAAAGTAATTAAGTTTAGAAATGGTAGACAGAAGGAAGCATGGGTAGGTAACTGTGTGATGATTGGTCTAGCATATAGTTTCATTGAACCATTAGAATCTACCTCATTATTCTCAGCACATCATGGTATCCTTGCTCTTGTTGATAGTTTGAAGGAGGAACCTGGTATCAATCAGTTTATGAGAGATAGATTCAATCACAATATGAATGAGCACTGTGATGGATGGAAAGAGTTTGTTGAAGCACACTATTATTATTCTCGTAGGACAGACACACCATTCTGGGAGCATGTGACACAGAATACAAGGTATGAACTTCAAGGTGCTCACGATCTAGTCCAGTTTCACATGGTAGGGGGTGATCCAGTTCAACATGAGGCACACCCCATACTTTACATTTTGGGCGGAGCAGGGTATACTAGTGTTAGGAGGAGATCATATCAGTACTTCAACTACCCATCAGTACCCTCTAGTAAGGTTGACGGATGGAAACATCTTTACAATAAGAGAAAGAAGTTAGCTGAGTCTCTACCTACAATGTATAAATATCTAAAAGAAAACTACTTCTCATGAACATCCTGCCAGAAATCTTTGACAAGCAAGCTAGGTTTAAACCTTGGTTGTGGGAGAAGTATGGCGATACTTTTGACGATGAAAAGAATCGTCAGAAGACTAAAGAAAAGGAAGCAGAGTTGAAGTATAAAAAAGATCGTATGATGCACGGTAAGAAGAAGACTGGGCACTCAAAAGATTCTCCAACCTACAAACAGTTTGTTGCTAAAGCAAAGGAGACAGGACTGAAGAGAGGAGAGGTCAAGAGATACGATAAAGACAAAAAGAAATGGATCTCTAATAAAAAGTAATGTATATCATCTTCCTCATCTGTAGTTGCTACTTATTCTATCAAGCATTTAGATTGATGTCGATGGGATGGAAAACAGCAAGTGAAGTTGCAGGACCAGTTAGGGTAGAAGAGAAGAAGAAACAGATCACTAGACCTCCTCACCCAGAGATGGCAGATGTGAAACATGGTGATGAACTTCTTGTTGTTAATTTCAAGAGAGAAGTACCAAAAGACCCATTGCTTAAGGCATTGGATGAAAGAATATATAATGGGCAAGAGATCGACGACCCTTGGGACGACGATGAAGATGATGGAGATGGTGACGTACCAGCACTACTAAAACCTAGAGTATAATGGAAAGAGAACCTTGGGAATCACCTTTAGATGATGAAGAATGGTCTACTTCACAAGAGAGTGGAGACATTCTATTCGATGATGAACCTGTATTAAAACTAGACTTTCACGACTACAAAGGATGACTTACTTCGCACCAGACAAAGTACCTTACGATGAATGGTTTGATCCTGATTACAAATACGAACCACACCCTTATGATAATTGGCCCATGGCAAAAGATAAAGACAAAGAATTAGAAGAAGAGGAAACTATACACGAGAAAATGTATAAGATTGCTACCTCTAAGTATAATCCATTCGCAGTAGGTGGATCAGAGGAGTGGCACGATTCTAAGCCAGGTTGATAACTGGCACACACAGCTTGACAAGAAACAAAACTTCATATATAGTAATAGTGTCTTCATTTTAAGACATTCATCTTACTCCTGACCAGGACTAAACGGAGATATCAGTCCTTATTATACCGTTCACTTTAACGTTCTATTAATGACAACTCTAACTCGTAAAGAGCAAGGATTGCTGTCAGGATGGACCGAGTTTTGTGAGTGGGTTACAAGTACAAACAACCGCATTTATGTTGGTTGGTTTGGAGTTCTTATGATTCCTTGCTTGTTAGCTGCTGCTACTTGCTTCATCGTGGCATTTATTGCTGCTCCTCCCGTAGATATCGACGGGATTCGTGAACCAGTTGCTGGTTCATTCTTATATGGTAACAACATCATCTCTGGTGCTGTCGTTCCATCTTCCAACGCTATTGGATTACACTTCTATCCCATTTGGGAAGCTGCCACACTAGATGAGTGGTTGTATAACGGAGGTCCATACCAGTTGGTAATCTTCCACTTCCTTATTGGAATCTCTGCTTACATGGGCAGACAGTGGGAACTATCATACCGTTTAGGTATGAGACCTTGGATCTGTGTTGCATATTCTGCACCAGTATCTGCTGCATTCGCAGTATTCTTAGTGTATCCATTTGGTCAGGGTTCATTCTCTGATGGTATGCCGTTAGGTATATCTGGTACGTTTAACTTCATGTTCGTATTCCAAGCAGAACATAACATCCTCATGCACCCATTCCATATGGCAGGTGTTGCAGGTATGTTTGGTGGAGCATTGTTCACTGCTATGCACGGTTCACTTGTTACCTCTTCTCTAATCAGAGAAACCACTGGGTTAGATTCTCAGAACTATGGTTACAAGTTCGGACAAGAAGAAGAGACATACAACATTGTTGCTGCTCATGGATACTTCGGAAGACTTATTTTCCAGTATGCATCATTCAACAACTCTCGTTCACTTCACTTCTTCCTCGCAGTATTCCCTGTGGTTTGTGTGTGGTTAACCTCTATGGGTATCTGCACAATGGCGTTTAACCTTAATGGATTTAACTTCAACCAGTCAGTCGTAGACGCATCTGGTAAGGTTGTTCCTACATGGGGTGACGTATTGAATAGAGCAAACCTTGGTATGGAAGTTATGCATGAAAGAAATGCACACAACTTCCCACTTGACTTAGCATCTGCAGAGTCTACTGAAGTTGCACTTACTGCTCCATCAGTTGGATAATGGAAATTCTATTTCTCGTTGCTGCCATATCAGGTGCAGCATACGGTGCATATAGATTGACACCCAAAAACTGAATAATATGATATAATAGGAGGGTTAATACCCTCCTTTTTTATGCAATGAGATTAACTCAAGAAGTAATTGATAAGATTCAATTAGCAATGACTCACACCAAAATGAATGGTGAAACTAACTGGAAAGATGGTGATGAGATTGATGTCTGTCTTGGTGGTACGTTCGCTGGAGATAAATTTATCAGTATAATAAACAGAACTAGAAGTAACACTACTAAAAAAATAAATAAAGATAACTCACAATAGTTTATGACTATTCTCCATTCTTCAAAGGCTTATGTTTTCAACTTACAAACTACAAGTTCATCAGAAGCAAGAAGATTATGGAGGAGAGACATAAAAGAAAAATGGAATTATGAATGTGCATATTGTGGGGATAAAAAGAATCTCACAATGGATCATGTTCTCGCTCGTTCAAAAGGTGGAACAGATTTTACAAAGAATGTAGTTTGTTGTTGTCACTCTTGTAATCAAGATAAAGGACACGAACCTTGGGAAGAGTGGTATTTTAATCAAGAATTTTTCTCCTTTAAAAGGTATCATAAGATCAAAGAGTGGATGCAACCAGATCCACCGAAGGATCTTTTTATGTATCGTCCCAGAAGGAATAATCTGA